TTAGCAGCATATGTAACATAGTTTGCTGAACCATCATAAAGAAATCCATCTTTTAGTTTTGCTAATGTAGCTGCTGAGTTATTTAGCCAGTCAGTGTATTGTGTTTCAGCACGTAATTCATCTATCGTTAGAATATCTAATGTTACTGGTGCGCCACTTATTGTAGCACTTCTTTGATTGAATTTATCAACCATTGTAACTAGCGGCGTATATGTTCCTGTAGCACTTAGCTGCATTATTGTGCTATTATCTGGACTGTTATATCTTTGAACTGTTGTAGAACCTGATGCTAAAGCATACTCGAAATGATCAAAATCCTGTACAATAGTTCCACCAAGCAATGATACTGTTATTCCTAATGTGCTAAAGCCTGGAGTAACAATCATTGACATTACTCCGCTTGGTGGAGCTGTGTTGATTACTGTTCCTGATGCTGCTGTAGATACTTGGTTTAGTTTATTTCGCGCCTTTAATAAATATGTGATATTAGGATCGCCACTGGCTAATGTAGGCGTGTGCTGTGCTACGTTCTGTTCATAACGATATAAATAACTGATGTTTCTTGTATTGTATGCTGTACCGTCTAATGTTAGTTCATATGAATCAGCATTAGCTATTGCTGTCCATTGAGCTAATAAGTCTGCACTTGCTATACCTGTGTCACCTGTCCAGTTAAATGTAGGTACTGGCGCTGATGGTGCAACTGATGTAGCTGTTATATTTACAGTACTACCATCAGTATTAAACCATGAGCGGCTAATAAGATCAATAGATACGCTTGTTAAACCTACATTCGATGTAGCTGCTAAGTTCTGTGAAGCTGTCCATATAAACTGTGAGCTAGAACTATAGAACGTTCCATATAGAATAGTATGGCCGCTGTTATAAATCTTAATAGTTACATCTTTATAGATTTCTGATACTGGCTTTGTCCATGTTATATGTAAGTCACCATTAACAAATGTAGCAGAAGGACTCGTTACATCAGGTGGGGGCGTATCATCATCCATAGTAACTACAGTTAGTGTATCACTAAAACCTGAATAAATACCGCCCATTACAGCTTGTACTCTAAAGTAATATGTTACGCCATTAGCTTTCAATCCATCTATTGTAGCAGATGTTTGGGATGCTCTTTTACGTTCAACGTCTGTAAACGAACTTGATAAATCCCATTCGACATTGTAATAATCCGGCGCTATATTCGGCGCTTCTTGCCAGCTTAATGCTACAGATACTAACGGCGCTTGTGTACTGCGTGATATCGCTTGTCCTACTTCTATTAGCGTGTCAGGTTCAGGTATATTATAGAACGCTGGTGGAGCTGGTTCATCTTCCTGTATTAGCGGTAATGGAGCGCCAGTAAATGTAGTCTTTTGATCTATCTTACGCTGTAGCTCTTTCTTTTTAGCCATTGTATTTGTATAACCTCATTATCTTAGATGTTCTGCTGCATATGTAATGTCTTTACCAATCACATAATAACGCATACCAGGGTATAATCCTTCGAATTGATCGAGATAAAAGTATTGCTGTGTTACTTTATCTCCATCTAATAAATCTTTCTCTGTAGCAAAAGTATACTTCCATATATCATTAGGTTTACTTTCACTCTTTACTTCTCTTGTAGAAGGGCCATAAGCTATTTTTACACCTTGCCCTTTTACCCATAGTATATCACCCTCTCTAACAATGGAATGTAAGAAAGTAGAATTCCAGAATTCGTTTTGTCCAGCATCAGATGTGTGTCTTGCTCTAAACATTGTGGCTACATTGAATGGTTTATCATGTGCGTTTATTCTTGTATACTGTGTCGATAGGTCACTACATATATTATTAAGGCGGGTTTGCAATTGTGCAAATGTTAAACCTTCCATGATTTGATTATCATCTCTTGTTGCTGGTAAACTGTAACTTGTAGCGCCCATGGATATAATGCCGCTGTTAATACGACTAAACACAAATCCACCATGACCATCACTACTACCACCAGTTACATGTACAGTCTCATATATTGAGCTAAAGTAATCTACATCGTAACTTAAACCAGCGGCTATCATATCTATATCAAATGTTACTAATACTTTCTGTCCTTTTATGTATGGCCCATAGGTTGTTGTAACTACTCCACCTATATCTAATGATATGGATGCTGATGTTTGCTGGCATTGATAGAATACATTTGTACGTAATCTTGGATTACCATTTGTAGCACGTGCGGTAAAGTATCTAAATGTAGGAAAAGCTGGATTGTTTGTACCCATCCATTCAACATAGTTTATACTCAATGGTTTAGGACATATAGCAAGTCTATTTGCTAAATAATCAGCGGCGTTAGACATTTGATTGAGTTTTGTAGCGGTGAGTGTACCAAATGTAGGTATTCCGGGCCAAGTTCCTACATCTACACCTGACAATGGTGTTGTATACGCATCAAATACCCATTGTAATCCTTTGGATGGATCACCACCTGATACTACTTCTGGTATTACTGTAACTGTTACTATTTGATAATCAAAATAACCACGTGTATCTATAGGTATTGTACGCACAGTATATCCGCCTACATTTATACCGCCTATACCAGCATCATATCTATCTACTTCTACATCATCAAATCTTATTACTATTTCGTAGTTAGGGCTTGCTGTTGTTTCCTTCGAGTAGATAACAAATACCGCATCTTCTAAACCTACACGGTATTGAAATCCACCACGCCATATCCATGTAGTTCTTACATTTGATAACACACGATGTACATCAAACGGTACTTGTGGCATTGTTACTGAATGCTTTAACAATTCAGAGTTATTTCTTAATATATTCATGAGTGACGCACTTAGTTCTGTGTCATCATAAAATAGTGGTGAATCTATAAATCCTTTAAGAGTCGCCATATTATTTCTCCCTAATAACTTAAGTAGCGTGTATCACCAGCTACATATGAATCACCAATGATAAACATATCACTACGTTTCGGTATTGATGTAACTTCAATAAGGTCTATTGTCATAACTGTTCCTGTACTTTGATGTGCTATCTTTATAATGCGGAAATACTTTGTTGCATCACTGTTATATGTAGAATCTAACTGTACTATTTCTCCAATAAATCTATCAGGGTCATACATTACATTCTCTAACGTTATAATAGGCTTTAATACACTATAAAAGTCATAGATCATACGTATCAATCGTGTAGCATGAACTTGGTTCTGTACGTAAATGTTATTCTCTAATACACGCTCTGGCTCTGTTCCAAATCCGAAATCAACAAATACATCATTCCATACTGCTAATGGTCTACCTTGTATCGTAATATTATTTACTATCATTGGGGTAGTACTACTTGGATTTGTTATCTCCATTGATACTTTATTAGCATATGTTAATACTGTACCAATAGTAGGAGTTACAGCACGATTATCTATGTATAACGCTTTCAATGTATTTGTAGCGGTAGAAGATGCGAATGATACTAACCCTTCATATTCATATATTGGGGCTTGAGGCGCTAACTCTATTGTCTGTGTTTCACTTGGCATGAATAAGCGTGGCGTGCTATCTTTTATTACTTCCTGTATAGGTTCTACTCGTCTAGGAGTAAAAGCCATTTTTAATAAACCTACTAACTCTCTATTTGATATCGTTTCACTATACCCATCAAAAACAGCATCAGTATATGTGTAATAGCTACTATAACCAGACGTATCACCAAAGCTTAAAGGTTGAGTATATCTAACAACACCTAATGTATCTTGGTAGATTTGTCCACCTACAGCACGTGCTATTGAATATACTTCATCTTGTGTATTATCTCCGCTATACCATGAAAAGTCTATTGATATAAGTGATTGCTCACAACTATACCAGAACTTCCATCCTGTAGATGCTTCTGTGTAGTTTATATCTTTTTGCTCGTATGGTCTACCACCAGCATACCAAAATGCGAAGTTTATTAACCCGCCGACATAGTTTACATTTGTAGGGTCTTCTATGGTTGCTATAGTTGTCTTTGTTGCTGCTGGCTTATCATAATACATTGGCGTATGCAACTTTACATTCGCTAAGTAATCGAGTGAACCGCCTAGTTCAAACGTAATGGTTTCATTCTTGCGTGATATAGATTTAACTGGCCCCTGATACACAACAACAAAATCAGATGTATCAAATCCAAAGGATATGCGTACAGGATGATCTATCCAATATACATCATGCGCGTAATATGAACTATAAAGAATGTAATCTTCTATCTCTAATGTAGCACTTGGGTCAGATGGCGTACCAAAGGCTAAACCATTATCGTTATTACCTGTTGAGTCTGCACTACCACTGATGCTTACTACTCTTGCATTAAGTATTACACGCCATATACCAGAGGCAAGTATTTCTACTTTATATGTTGGTAGTGCAAAGTTAGCTTCTATTTGTAGGCGCGTTGGCGCTGCCATGTTTTATTCTCCATTAAGGCTTACTCAATAATGATGTACTAAGTAAGCCTTATTCTTTATACTTCATCGAGAGTCATTGTGACATCGTAGCGTTTAATCCCCGGCGATACTTTATCTGCTGATAGTGTCCGACTAAACCCACCAGGGAGAATCATTACTGTGTGACTAACACTCTCGTAATCTATGAATGTAAAAGAAGATGTTAAACGTCCAATAGCTCGTATTGCTGGCACGTATACTTCTTTTACACCATTCCATTTTAATACCCATTGACTTTTAAAAGCACGGTGATAATAACGTAATGTACCATCTGCCATACGTCTACTTTCACCTATCTTTTCATCGTCTTTCATTTCTACTTCTGATGGGTTGAACTGTCCACCATTTAGATATATGTATAATGCACTCATATTCGTTTAGTTTCCTACTACGCTTTGAGAAGTTAGCTTAATTCTCCCAACCGCACTCTCTACTGCACCTACTGCGCCTGTTATCGCTGTCTTAGCATCATTTACTGCTTGTGCTATTGTACCTAATCCTGCTTCTAATCGAGTAGCCATATCTGCTATCGCATTTATAGCATCTACATCAGTTACTAAGAATGTCGCATCTTGATGTACAAGTAATGCTTGTGCGGTACTTACTGGTAATGGCTGTGTAGCAGTAACATCTACTGTGGGCTTTTGACTAGGATCAACAGAACCATTTGATGCTGGTGCATTCGTAGGCACCTTTGGCACAACTCCACCATTCTTAGCAGCGATCTTATCGTAAAGATCGTTTTGCGTTGCTAACTCTTTATTCTCTTCACTTACTTTTATTTTACTACGTTCAGCGTGCTTTATCTTTGCATCTGCTGCTCTTTCTGCTGCTGTAGCGATTTTGTCTGATTGATCTGCATATGCTTGGTTTTCTTGATCTAACTGCTCTTGTAGATGTTTCTGGTTTTCATCACCAGCATTTATAAGCTGATCCTGTTCTTCCTTCTGTGCGTCTTCAACAAGCTTCTTACGCCCTTTTAAATACTCTAATTGAGCATCAGCATCTTTCTTTGATAACTTACCGTCTTTTCTATCGGCAGCTATCTTAGCAGCTTCCTCATCCAATTTCTTCATTTCCTCAATTTGCTTCTGTCTCAATTCAAGGAAATCATTAGCCAGTTTAGCTTTACCTGTTTGTGCTATCTCTTGTGCTTTAGCAAATGCCTCTTCATATTGTGCTGCGAACTTCTGTGTATCTACCCCTGCTGGTGCATCTTGTAATCCAGCGTAGAAGTCTGCTCTACTACGTCTCTTTGATACTTCGTTCTTAGCAAACTGTTTCTGCTGTTCTTCATTGAACTTAGTGTAGATATCAGCCATCTTATCCCAATGCTTCTGCTCTGCATCTTCCATCTTATTATCAAACTTATCTTGCTGGTCAAGTAATGCAGTATTAATCTTTTCATTGGGAGTTAGTTTTGGTGCGCCTTCATTTTTCTTTCTTTTGCGTTCCTGTTCAGCCGCTAATGCTCTTTCTGCTGCCTGTACTTTACCAAGCTGCTTTACGTATTCAACTGAACCTTTATCTAATCGCGCTAATGCATCTTTTTCTAAGTTTACTTTACCTGCTGCATCTGCTGCGGCTAATGCGTTCTCTCTTTCTGCTTTTGCTACATCTGCTGCTAACTTTGCTGCTTTAGCACGCGCAATAATATCTGCATTACTACCTAATCTATCTTCTCGCTCATTAGCGCCTCCAGGCTGCACACCTAGTTGCTGTTTTGCTTTTGCTACTTCTAACTGTGCTAATGCACCAATAAGACTATAAGCACTTGCAGTAGTTATACCGAATTGACCAGCTAATATCGCTGCTGATTGCTGTGTAGCGCCCATACCTTGTGCTGCTGCTAATGCTGCTGCATATAACTGGTCATGAGTAATCTTTAATGCATCACCAGCGGCTTGACTTTCGATCTTTGCTGCTGTTTCCTGTACGGTAGATTGTGCAAATAAATCTGTAGCAGTTAACGCCGCTTGTGTTGCCGTTGTCTGCTCTTGTTGTGCAGCAGCAGCTACCTTTACAGCATTAGCTTTAAACTGCTGTAATGCAATATACGCTTGCTCTACTGGTAATCCTTTAGCTACAGCTTGTGCTAATCCTACTGCAAATCCAGCAGCTTCTTGTGATGTAACTGCTGTTTCTCCTAATGCTGTTTCAAATTCTCTTGCAGTATCAGCGGCAATGTTATACCATGCTGATGCGGATGCAACGTTCGAGCGGATATGATCAAGTGCGTCTGCATTCGCTTGTAACTTTTCAAACGCCTCTGCTGCACTATTACCAGAGTTTATTAACGCTGTCACAAGTGCATATTGTGCTGGTGTAAGTTCTTGAATATGTGCGGTAAACGCTGCTAATGGCCCAATTGCTGCCGACATTGTAGCGTTTGTGTCGCGTATTCTCGCATTAAATGCATCAAAACTACCAGTAACATTAAAAATCTTACCAGCTATAGCATTTAAACTCTCTGATTTATGTGTAAGTGTATCAAAACCAACTGCTGCGTCATTAGCCCATTTAGCTAATGTATTAGCCGCTGGAGTTAATGCTACTGCTAAGAACTGTCCTATTGCAGCTTTAGCATCTGTTATACTACCGCTTAACTTATCATAGGCTACAGCAGTTGTACTTGCTTGTGCGGATACTAACTCTTGGCTAATACCAAAGTTTGCTAATGCTGCTGATAATGCATCAAACTGTTCTTTCTTATCAGTTATCTTAATAATATTATTAAGTACGTCTTTGGGGATTTCAAATCTACGTGATAGAGATGTTGTATTATCGCCGGAAAAGAACTCTTTCAACGCAATAGAAGCACCTTTAAATCCCTGTGCAGGGTCAACAGTAGCTAATGCTCTTGATAGGTTAGTAAGCTTTGTTACTTCAATGCCTGTTCTGTGTGATAGGTTAGCAAACTCGCTCATACCTTCTACAGTATCATTTAAACTACCACCGAATAATGCTTGCTGGTTTTTTGCTAATGCTAAGTTCTTTTCATACTCTGCTGCACTACCTGATAATACTCTAAAGGTTGTTAACGTCTTTTCAAGTTCGTTACCAGTGCCTATAACTTCTCCAAACTCTCTAACAACTCTGGATGCAACTACATAACCTCCGATAAGTGTAGTTAAACCTTGTGCAACACCTTTAAAACTAAAACTTGCTTTCTCTGCTGCTGCTGCTTGGTTGTTTAGGAGGTTTTGCATTTGTCCTAAACCTTGTTGAGCGGCTACTGTTTGCGTATTTACTTGTGTTAGTGCAGTACCAAGTATACCGATAGCACCCGCAGTATCACCGCTCTTAGCAGCTACAGCCGCCATTGCTTGTGCAAAACGCACCTGTTCAGCCTGTACTGCTTTGGTTGTAGGATTTAGTGATTCTAATGTGGTGTTATAGTTTCTTATCGCACCTAAACCACTATTCATTTGTGTGTTTAATCGGGCAAGTAAATCAGACAATCCTACATCTTGTCCTGATACTCGTACTGTTATCGTTCCACCGGTTACATTTGACATTCTTATACCTACTAACTAATACGTTTTAATCGCTCTAACAATGCCGCTTCATTTGCTGCATGTTCTTCTGTTAATCTTCGCTTTTTACGTAATCTTTCGCCTCTCATCATCATTGTACGTATCCGTAACTCATCAGCTACCTCTAACATAGTCATAGTATTATATGCTGATGTACGGATAGTACCTGACTGTATTTGATCTCCATAGAGTATAGCAAGCATTTGTAGATACTCTGTAGATAGCGCGGCAATCATTTTATCTCTTTGGCGTTCTAACTCGAAGTTAAAAGACTTATACAGATTCGTCAGCATTTGGATTACCTGTTTCATCTATAGCAGCGGCTTTCTTTTGTTCTTCTATAAATGCATCCCACATTCTTTTACTAATGCGGCCTAAATTCCATATCTCATCCGCTAACTCACGTACAAACGCACCATTATTATCAGCCAATTCTCTTGCTTGTGCTATTGTGAAATAAGGGCGTACAACACCTTCCTTTATTGTCCAATACGTCCATTCAGCTTTATCTAAATCTCCTGCTACTTTCCGTTCTTCTTTATCTGATTCTTGTATCGTCGCCATTTTATTTATCTTTTCCATCTGTGCAAATGACAACGCACGAATACGCATCTTCTTTTCCCATCCAGTAATCTTAATGTCTATTTCTACGCGATCTTCCTCTTGTGCTACTTGATTAGCTGAATCATAATACTCTACTGTTTCAGTAGGTTGACGATCTATTGACATCCTTTTTCTCCTATAACTGAAAAATAAAGCCCCCTAGCTTATTTAGTGCTAAGGGGCTTATCCTATATTTAGGCTACAGTGAATGAGCCTGAGCTACTAAAGTCAAATGATAAGGTTACTGTACCTTTTGCTTCCTGCTTTAGTGTGAACTTCGTTACGCTTCCTGATGGAATAGTAACGGTATATCCACCTGTTGATACAAGTACAATACTTACAAGGCTACTATTAAGTGCGCCTGATAACATTGCTGTTTGTCCTGCATCTTTACTAATCGGAACAGTTGAGTTTAAGCTACCTGTTAACTTACGACTTGTCGTATAGGTATAAAGAAGTCCATTATCTCCGATGAATGGCCCTTCTGTCTGCTCCTGAGTATCTAACTGTACCTGCCAGTCAGTTACGAATGCTGTAGCAATACCTGCTAGAGTCACTGTACCATCATAGCCGCGAATTGGTTGAGACATGTTGATTAACCTCTTTTATGTTGTCTTTGGATAAATACGCATCATAACAATAAGCCCCGCTGTATAAACACTCCCTATTGTTAATCGCTCTATTGGAAAATCTATAGGATTGGATATATCAACTGATATATCATAATCTGCGTTTGTGATTGTTTGTAATGCTGTTGCTGCTTCTAATGCTTTTGTCCATGCTTCATCTGATGCTAATGCTACAGAACGTATTGTTACTTGTCCTGCCCATCCATTCTGTCCTATGTAGTCATCATTCTTTCCTCCACCATCTTGACTTTGGTAGACTCCGTATGGAAAGGTGTTTAGTGATGTGGCGACCTTATTATAAAGCCGCCCACTATAAACACTTAATAAAGCTGCTTCTAATACTTCTATAACTATGGGCCATACTTTCGCTTGGAATGTTTTATCATAGCTCATTATGTTATCCCTTGTTTAACCCATGGATATGCTACAATACTTCCGATTTCAGGTGTGTTTACTTTATCATTGTCGAGAAGTATCTTTATACTATATGGATATTCGCTATATGCGTATAGAAGTTCTGTATCAGCGGGTGTCAAATAGAACTTTATCGTAGCTATTCCATTTGAACCAGCAGTTACAATGTAACCTTGACCAGCAGTATCTACAAGTGTTGCAACTTTCGATATAATAGCATCAGTGTCAGCATCAGTGTATTTGTGTTTTACCATAAACCAAGCGGTATCTACGAGTGTTCCACTTGGTATGGCTGTTAGTGTTCGTTCTATTTCTAAATCGTCGCCATTCACAAAATCGTCAATGCGACCATTAGCTATTGTCATCTTCTTTATCCTTGAAAGTGATAGTTCTACGACTACGCCCAATCATTGTTATACTACTGTTCTTTGTCTTTAACCCTATAGTACCTACATTTTTATTTGTGTAGCGTAAGATGTTCCCAACTGCTGTTTGGAATAACTTGCTGAAACTTACTCCAATAGCAACTACTTTAGATTTTATTATGGCTATGTTTCTTATACTTCTTATCGTACTTGTTACCATATAAGAAACAATCAGAGATATTCTTTTTTCTAAAGTTGGTATCACATTTACAACCACTGAAACAGAAACAAGTGAACCTAAACCCTTTATAACATTTACACTTGCGGTGACAGTAGTAGATATAAGAGCAGCATAGCCTCTCCCATATAAAACAATCGGCGTTATATTTACTGTTGCTGAAAAGTAGTTATTTATTGCTTTTATGACATTTATACTTACTGTCGATGTAACAGATATAAGTGTCAATATATTCTTGGTTATTACTGAACTAAGCGTGCTTGTTACTGTTTGATTTATACTCTTAGCTATATCTTTCAAGCTGGTTATAGTTGCTGTGGTAGTTACTAAGAATGTTCTTACTATACTTGTTAATCTTAATATTGTTGTTGATACTGTTACTGAGTGTATCTTCCCCGCGTTTATTATTCTTCCTAGCGTCCCTGTTACAGTAGCGGAAAATAACTTCGTCGGGCTTAATACTCTGGTTACTGTAGCTGTAGCAGTTACTAAAATAGGTTTTATGGGATTGAGTAACTTTGATACCGTTGCGGTAGCTGTTACAGAGAATATCTTGGTAGGACTTAATATTATTAATGGAGTAGCAGTAACAGTTTTACTAACAGTCATAGGTGTATCTGTAGCACCATCCGATGCTGGCATACTTGCATTATCGATGCGTAAACTATCCCAATAAACATCACCAGTTGTGGCTACGCCATTATTCATACCTAACACAACAGTAGTGAACGCATTATTATTTACGTTCATTACTTCTACTGTAGATGAGAAATCTGGAGTACCACTAAAGGCTGCATCTCCTAATGCTGTGTATACTTGATACACGGCATCCGCATTAGCCGCTCCTGTAGATACTTTTAGATGTAAACCTACTCTATAGGTTGTATTGATTGATAATGTTCGTATACTGGATAAGTTTGTTGTATTATTTCGCGCCGTTAATACACCACTACTATTCAACGTCATGTTAAATTGAGTATTACCATTGTTCGTTGTTACGATTCTTGGAGCGCCACTTGTAGGTAAAGCAGCTACACGTATGTAGAAACTTATCCATATTTCGGTGGCGCTTAATCCAGACACCGTACCATTCATGTTCGTAGCGCTAGCCCAATTGGTTCTAAAACAATACGTACCATGAATGAGTGATGTACTATCTATCGATGGACTCCCAGTAGTAGTAGTAAATGCATCTGTTCCTGTTAATGCATTACTCTCAAATGTAGCATCCTTTAATCTTGTCATAGCTTATATCTCCTATGTATTAAGCTATGCAAAACTCACTTTGAATGTAAATGTCATGCTATCATTTGTAGCTAATACAACACCTGTAAAATCTGTATGTATAAATAAGTTGCCGCTACTACTTGCATCAAGTAATCCCGCGTTTGTTATTGTACGCGATCCTGTAGCGGTAATAGTACCAGTAACTTGATATGTGTCGTTTGTAGTTGTTACGGTTACTTTACTGCTTGTACCTGATGTTCTTGATTCTGAGGATTCTGTAAATAGTGCTGTGTCTGCTGCTGCTGCTGTACCTGCTCCAGTACCCCATGCAACATACTTAGGCTCTGTTCCATTACCTAAGATACGATCTACTACTATTTCTTTACCCTTGTTTGTGATAACTGTTGCCATTGTCTATGTTTACCTCTTAACCATATCAATAGATTGACATAGTAATGCTTTATAGGATTTTGGTTATAGTATGATACTAAACCATAATGTTCGTCTGTATTTGTAGCTGCTCTATGAACTGTTATCTCTAATGATGCGCTTGTTATCTTTGTGTTTGTAATACCCGCGCCTGTTGTTTCTGTAAGAGCTTTTGCTTGTTCCCTATTCATTGTTTATTCCTTTATATTGGTCTTGGTAATGTAATGCGGCTATAGTTTGATGTACGCCCATCATTACTTTCTCCAAAGATATAGTTAGATACTGTTGGCCCTATTACTTTGTATAACCCCCGCTCTGTTACACCTGTAGCTGTATCTTGCCATACTTGTGTAAATGTTATACCATCAAATGTTGACCATAACTCAGATCCTTTATTTGACATCGAATAAACCTCATACCAAGCGGCGCATAACCGCTTTAGCCACTTCTGCCACTATATCTATTTCTTTCACGGCAACACTGAGATATGGTTGCGCTGGCATATAAACTGTACCATATTCTTGTGCTATTGCTCGATCATCTGGCAAACCATTACCAAATGTTATGTGTGTATATTCGCCTTCATTATGCACTTGTCCACTGTCTCTTAATTCACCGCTATCTACTGGAGCTAATTGTGATGCTAAATCAACAATCATATCTGCGGCTGTAGCTATACCTTCTAACATACCTTCGTGTACAGCATTCGTAACAGTGATAAAATCTCGTACACTACTTTCCATTGTAGCTGTAATACTCATAATACTTCCTGTAGGGAGATTACAACCGCGCCAGTATATGCATTATGTGCTGGTACAAAGATTACATCTAATGTCCGTAACTCATCTGTTTCTTGGTCAGTGTAGAGTATTCTATCACCAGCACGTATATCTAAATCATATGGCACTTGCATTCTGAATAGTCCTGTGTATTTCTGTTGCTCGATTAATCTTGGTTGTGCGGCTATATTATCACTTACACTACCTGAGCGAATAATAAGTCTACAAGCTATTGTTACTGGCGTATCAAAGTTTGTAATAGCTGTACCATTTGCTACTGTATCACCTAATCGTTTTAAGTGCTGTGCTGTATCAATGAGAAATATAGCCGCGCTATCTCTAATCAATGCTACTTGTGCAAGTATCTTAGTTGTTGTTAAGCTCATTTTCACGCTCTTTTACAATCTTAGCGTATGACATAGGTGCATCAGTATCTTCTAATGCTGCCATAACGAGTTTAAGAGTGCGTATACTTGTTATCTCTTTTATCTTTGATTCAAAGGTACTCTTTGTTTTTAGTCGTACAAGTCTCTTGATATCGCCATCAGATAATGTATTTACTAAATCTATTTCTGGAGCGGTATCATCATATTCTACTAATGCCCCATCTACAAGTAACTCTCTGTTTAATCTCTGAAATAATCCTACTTCCTCAGTTGTATAAAGTTCTAATACCTCATCAGCATAATCAAATTTTACTTGCTTTACATCAGTAGATATAACTGCTCCACCTTGAGGGTCTACATTAGGTGTATATGAATAGTTATCTTCTGGAGTAGCTAATAAAAACTCTATTACATCAAACTTATCACTTCTTGGATTTAAGCGTAAGCCACCAATAGGATATATTGTTGTGCGTACATATCGCTTTACTACTTGTTGATTGAACTCTAAGAACTGATGATTGATTGACTTCATTGTTATTTCTCCCTTAGTGATACATATGTATCATACTTTATTTGTGCTAATAAAAAAGAATGGCCGCACCTATACACTGTAAGTGCATATTCTAATGCGGCCATTATTTATTGATCTGTGTTGTCCTGATATATTACTTAGGTGTTGGTCTTAATGATACCGATCTGCTGGATATCATCGATTACAAGTCCGTACGCTTGCCAGCCGTGAAGTACATACTTCGCTGGTTGCGTGGTAGGATCAGTGTAATCCTGATACTCAAATCCACCCATAAGGGCAACTTTACCAGCATCTCCACCAATAACGATTACTTTATCAGTAGGAATCATTCTCTGTGCCGTACCACGCCATGACATGCTTGATGTGTTAGCGTCTAGTCTATTTCGATAAACCTGTGGCACTTCGATAACTGGAACACCAAGATATGAGCTAACTTTGTTTGCACCAAGGAATTCATTGAAAGATGGTGTAACAAAGGCAGTACGTGCGGGGTCAGAACCACTTAGTACGAATTCGCGGAACTGTGCGAACTTATAAAGTGGAAGCAATGCTTGACGTGAGCCGATGATTGCCTTTACCTGTCCAGAATACGCTAGAATAGTTTCCATCATTGCTTCTAGTCCAATGGCGGTAATACCACCACTTGATAGATCAAGATAGTTATTAGGTGTTGAAACGCTATTCCATGCTGTTGTAAGAAGTGTAAACACCTTGCTTACAAGTTCGTCAAATAGGTCAGCTCGTAGTTCACTACGCATTGTTTCTACTGTACCTACTTCGCCTGACTGAATTTCCCATACTGAATGAGAAGTACCAGCGATAAGACGATCAAACATGAAGGTGTAGTATTCCTGATAGCTCAATACATCAGTTAGATGCTTTGCGCCAGGAGTCATACTACGAATTGGATAACGACCTCTACGAACTCTTTTCCCCATACTATCGCCTGGGTTCATTTGAACCGTAGGTAGAAACTGTGAGAAAAGATCGAGAGAAAGATGATTAGGCTGCACTGTCTCAATAACAAGATCGGCATAGGCGGTTCTAGCACCATCTAATCCTGCTCTTGCAACTGTTTTTGACTTCTCAGCAACAGCTAACTTTAGTTGTTCACGATCCATAATATTTTATATTTCTCCGATATAGTCTTATTTATTGATTAGTGCCATAGACTGAATACAAGCACACTATTCGTTGTATTGTACTCTTCTGTCATTCCTACTGCATCTGTCTGTGAAGTTGTTACTTCCCACTTGTTACCGCTACCAACCTTGATTAATGCCCCTGGTACACGAATTGCAGCAGTATCAGTAAACGTTCCAGAAGGAACAGCATACGTACCACCACGGTGCATATTACCAAGTTCACCACTTACAAGGGTAGGATTCCATAGGACTGACTTACCCACCTGATACATAGTAGTCGTATAAATAGGATCACCGAAACCGCTACCAGGGTTTAATGTAGCAAGGTTAGATGCAGTATACATGCGACTATCGGTAGGGCGACTAAAGTTATCTGGCCCTTTGAATAAAATTCCTACTTGATTTACTTGACCTACTGATGCTGCTGTTAGCCCTGGTAGATCGTTATGTGCGCCTGATTGTGTTATTGTAACAGGAACACCTTCCTGCATAGTTGCGTCAACTACAACTCCACCACGTACATAATCTGAAAGTCTTGCTTCGTACGCCATTTTATTATATTACCTCTATTGTGTTACTTATTCAAATCTGCGAGTATGTACCCCGCCAATTCTTTTGATGTATAGTTTCCAGTACCAGAACCAACAGGTTCAGGAACTATTACTACATTCTTTTGTTCAGCACTTGCTTTGCTCATAATAAACGTAAGATCAGTAATATACTGATCAAATGTCGTATCTGGCATTTCAATATAGAACTGCTTCTTTTCATCAGTGATTTCTATACCTGCTGCTGCTAAACGTGTTTTACGGTCTTCTAACTTTATTTCTTCTGCTTTCGCTGCTTCTGCTTGTGCTATCGCTTCTTTGATTGTTGCAAGTTCAGCTTGTGCTGTTTCAGCATTAGCTGCCTTGTCTTTCAATGCATTAAAACGCTTTGATACACTTGCAACAAGTTTTGTAAACTGTTCTGCAACCGAAGGCATATCAGTTGTATTTAAACTTGCTTCGATTTGATCCGTCTCATCAAACATCTCATAAAGCCCACTATACATATCTGTAAGCATCGTCATAAGACTTGATAGATCATCTCGTAGTGTCATTACATCATCAGCGGCAAGTGCAGGAGTTTCAACAGATGTTGTATCTGTTTCTAACTCTTTTGCCATAGTTTCTTTCTCCAATAAATCTGTTGCACGATCATTTAGTGTTTCAGCAATTGCTAATATGCGCGTGCGATTTGGCCCATATGCCGGAACATCTACGATACAAGTACCAGCAAATACACAACCCTCTAACCATTCGATATCATTAGCGTCTGTTTTACTATCCTTGAAATAAATCTCCCATGATGTACCGATACCACTAGCAAATGCTTTCTTTAAGTGGTCGCTTACTTCTGGATATATGTCATTCCATACAATAGCATCACCAGCGATTACATCCCGGCCGTTATCTTCTCCCATAGCAGCACTAGCAATAGCGCCTATTGGAAATGCGCCTTTATGTCCTGTATATCCATCTCCAGTAAAGTTAATCTTTAGCGGAGATAGTAATGCAGTACGTAAGATGTTTTCTGCTTCTGACCGTGGAATACCTTGCTTATTTGTATTAGGTTCAAAGTCTGTAAGAATAATCGATAATCGGGTTTGTGTAGGATTGTTCGCATCTGCTACAGCTCGTATGTACCCATTCACTAAAGCTGTACGCTGTGTCATTATTTCCTGCCATAATAAAAAGCCACTCATAAGAGCAGCTTTTATAATAAAAAATACCTCTGTAATACCATGTATTAATATCGGAACAAACACTTTACACAAAAGGTTTATATTCCAGTAATGGTATTGGCTCAGTTATTTTTAGATTATTCAATTGTGTTATTGAGTAAAATCTAATATCTTTCTGATGTCCAACAATACGTTCATATAAGATTCTACGTGTTTCTTCCATATCTATAACTTTTTGAGTAAAAGAAATAGGTCTTACTTCTGGTAGAGTATTACGATCAAGTATTAACTTTACTGTCACATACCCCACTTTGTTGTTTAATAGCCCCGCTATTTTTCTTAAAGGTAAGTTTGGAAAGAAAGCTTTAATATACACCACAAACTCTTCAAGCATAGGATCGGTCATCGGGCGACCTACATCTTTCTTTATAACTGACTTCTTAGCAGTACCTCTGTATAAACGGGCAGCTTTTTGCGATGCAGATTGTTTTGCTTTGGTTTCTTCACTAACACAAAAACCTTTCTCTCTACCTAAACCACCAGTCGCACGAGGGTTTATATTATAACAGAAATCTTGACCAAAATATATGTCTAAATAAAACTGCTCTGCGGCTAATATACATTCTCTATTACCATCTATAACTTCTATTATAAAGAATTTGAAATTATGTTCACCATATTTATTCCATGCATTTTGTAAATGTCTATTTACGTGTCTGTTTGCATATAGTTCTTTTTTGTGTGTCCACCATCTTCGCCCAAAACTTTTACTGGCGCTACCTATGTAAATACTATTGTTAAGCAAGTTCTTTATGCCATAGACACCAGTTAGTGATAATTCTGTAGGCTGTTTACCTCTTCTGCCCATTAGTTAACACCTTCTTTCCTCATGTAAATATGCTTACGGTATTCAAGTAATATATTACGAATCGTGACGTAACCTATATGTACTCCCATTGTTGTTTGTATCTCTCTCGCTATCTGGCGTAAAGGTTTTACTCGTATAGCAGTACCTAACTCTACTTGTTCTAAACTGGCATCATATATCTTCAATACCTTATCTACTATTCTCCAATCCGTGCTTGGACGACCTACATCTCTTTTGGATAATAGTTCCGGGGCATTATATTCTCCCTGTAGATTTGTCTCACTGTAAAATGGCAATTGAAACCTTTCCCTTCTGTCAATATCGTCTTGCTTCTTCTGTTGTGAAGCAAGCTCAATAAACCATGGCGTATTAATCTGATCACCATAGTCTATAAAATGTCTTTTACATAGTTTATGTTGAGATTTTATTTTCTCATCACAAAGTACGCATGTTCGAACGTATAGCATCGTTGTATTTTCACCCTTGTATAAGCTGTGTTTAGCAAATCTTCCTTTCTTTTAGCAAGCCATAGGAGTAGGTATTATTTTTGTAAGCATCTAATGGAACATGCGCGCACATGCATGATCATGCGTGCGCTACGCGCAGCGGTCGCTATAAGAGCGCATATACAAATACATATATCCTACTTCTATAACTCTTTATATCTGTAACTACTGGTAATAAGCTTTAGTATAGTATCATAAGATTCTTATATTGTCAACTTGATCTATTAAAAGTATAGCATGTATTAATACATTGCTTTGCAATGCTATAAAAGCATCGTGAAAACTCGTGCTTGACAAACCTTTTGAAGTGTGCTATACTGCCATATGCATTCGAGTATTACAGATTAGGAGAAACTATGGTAATAAGCAGCTTTAGTTTTGAAGGCTCTAAAAGAACGTTTGCACTACCAGATGAGATTATGATTAACCCCGCCGATATACTTGACAATAAAGACCATGTGTATCGGGTATCATTAGGTAGAGCAGATTATACGGAACACGAAGCATCTATGTGTAAGATGCTTTTTGACATTTTAGATAGGGAACTTACAAAGGGTAGTTTTATCAACACTGTCAAAATAAAATCTTGTGGTAAGCAACTCACATTTGACATGGCATTTGTTACACGGACAGAGAATAAGTATGGCCGCTTCTATGATTTAGAAGCCGTAGCAGATGGCTTATGTTATGGAGATGCGCCAGTAGATAAAATAAAAAGGGAGAACAAAGCATGACGATCTTACGATATGAGATATTTTCGGCAATAGCAGTAAAGGAAAATATCATTCGCTTCATTGTTGAAGTGTTTGATGGGGATTTACTTGTAGCAGAATACGAACCTGTTGTGCATACACATGACTTTACGTTATTAATAACTAATGGTGATGTAGATGAAATGCAGATTGATTTAGGTGCGCTACAGGAAAAGCTTGTAGCAGACATTAACAAGATGAATATTACCGCTGGTGTGGCTAAAGCATTAATCAATGCAAACTTGAAATGGGATGTGAATGTAGATGATGGATTATCGACTGATAGTAATAGCGAATAAAATAACGCTAGTAACTACGTACACTTCACCAGAGAATAAGGTGTATATAACAACAACAGATTTAGATTTAACAGAGGAAGAATTGCTTGTATTCCTAAATGAGCATACACCACAAAAATCATTTCTTGGTATGTTATCCGCTCATGGTGAAGATAGAAAGGAATAAAATGGATACGCTTTGGATTAAAAGGTTTACTGATAATGCTATATTGCCTACACGTGCATATCCTACTGATGCTGGATTAGATTTATACAGTCCTTACGATGCCTACATTTGGCAACAGGATATGGTTAAAATAGATATTGGTATTGGTATTGCATTATCTAAAGGTACAGTAGGTTTGATTCTTGATCGTAGTTCTATAGCATCTAAAGGCATTCGTACTCTTGGTGGTGTAATAGATGCTAGTTATCGTGGCTCTATTTCAGTAATATTAGCTAATGTGTCTAGCAATGAAAACTACGAAATAAAACGCGGGGATAAAATAGCACAACTTATCATAACTACAGCGTACACACCACAAGTAATGGAAGTAGATGATTTCGAAATAACAGATCGCGGAGTAAATGGTTTCGGTTCTTCGGGTAGATAACAATATGGAGATAATAACAACATGGACTTAATACCACCAGCAGGATATCATTTTTATGGTGGAGCAGATGCATTAGATAGTTTTCCTGATGCAGATGGATATCTTTGGTATGGAGATAACTTCTCTAAAGATGGAGATGATGATTTCTTCGAGTTCTTTGTATGTCGCATGAAAAATAATATAGTAGAACGTATTCCACTACCACAGCCTATTAACGGTGCTGGTAGATTAAACTGGACTCCTGCTGGTTTATATGTCGCCGGAACATACAGAGCAACAGAGAAATCACCAATAGTAGCAAAAGTATTTCAAGTAACACAGTTCAAACAGTTTACGAATAACTATCCAATAGTTCATACCGTTGTAGGTACAGCAGTAACAAGTGTAGATCAATACGCTAGAGATTTAGCGCAGACAGCAAAGAACGATGCTAAAGATGCAATGAGTAGAGCTAATACCGCATTAGCTGTAGCGAATAGTAAACCAAGTATCGATGTAGTATGGCAGAAGATAAATGATAGACTATCTGGACTTATCGAAGCTTTAGCGACTGGTAATAGAACTGATGGACTAGACGCAAGATTTCAAGATGTATTATTCAGTAAGGTCAATGATTGGATATACGGGTTTCTTAAAAGTCATGGATTAATAAAGTAGAGCAGTATAGAGATGCCCCTGTATAGTGGGGGCATTTCTTTTTTATAGAAGTGGAGTAGTATGTATGTTGTCAGTCGCACAGGATATTTTAAGTCAGATCACGATTTTTGGGAAGTACGCCAAATATGATGCAACAAAGGAACGTAGGGAAACATGGGATGAAATAGTCACCCGCTATCAAAATATGCTTATCGATAAGTATCCATTACTAATAGATGAGATAGATAGAAATATAGCATTTGTAAGAGCTAAGGAAGTATTACCTTCTATGCGTAGCTTACAATTCGCTGGTAAACCAATACGGCTTAACAATAGCCGTATTTATAACTGTGCATATCTTCCTATAGATGATATAGCCGCTTTCAGTGAAACAATGTTTTTATTGCTTGGCGGTACAGGTGTAGGATATAGTGTACAGTTTCACCACATAGCAAAGCTACCTGAGATAACAAAGCCTACGAAATCGAGAAGATATCTCGTAGGAGATAGTATAGAAGGATGGGCGGATGCTATTAAGATTCTTATGAAGTCATATCTTGGCAGAAGTAATGCACGCCCATTATTTGATTTCAATGATATTCGCCCTAAAGGACATGCACTTATAACAAGTGGTGGTAAAGCTCCTGGCCCTGAACCATTAGAGCGATGTTTATTCAACATCGAGACATTACTAAAGCGTAAAGAAAATGGTGATAAACTAACCTCATTAGAGGTTCATGACATACAATGCCATATAGCTGATGCTGTATTAGCTGGTGGTATTCGTAGAGCAGCTATGATAGCTTTATTCAGTTTTGATGACGAAGATATGCTTACAGCTAAATATGGTGCATGGTGGGAACTAAATCCACAAAGAGGTAGAGCTAATAATAGTGTCGTTATCTTACGCAATAGAATACACGAAACAGAGTTTAATCAACTATGGCAGCGTATAAAGAATAGTAATAGCGGCGAACCTGGGATATACTTTACTAATGATATAGAATACGGCACAAATCCATGTGCAGAGATAGCATTACGTCCATTCTCTTTCTGTAACCTATGTGAAATAAATGCTTCAACAGTACGATCACAGATTGACTTCAACACGAGAGCAGAAGTAGGAGCATTCTTTGGTACATTGCAAGCTGGCTTTACTGATTTCCATTATCTACGTGACGTATGGAAAACAACCACAGAAAAGGATGCTCTTATTGGTGTAGGTATAACTGGCATTGCTTCTAATACATTATCGCTGCTAGATAAAGTAGAAGCAGCAGATCATGTATTAGCAGAGAATGAAAGAGTAGCTAACCTTATAGGAATAAAGAAAGCAGCAAGATGCACAACAATAAAACCAAGTGGTACAAGTAGCTGTGTATTAGGCACAAGTAGTGGTATTCATTCTTGGCACGCGCCTTATTATATTCGCCGCCAAAGAATAAATAAGAACGAAAGTCTTTATATGTATTTCTATCTTAATCATCCTGAACTACTCGAAGAAGATCAAATGAATAGTAACCAAGCAATCATAGTATTACCGCAGAAAGCTCCAGTAGGCGCTATTACAAGAGATGAAACATCGCTACAGTTATTAGAACGTGTAAAAGACTTTAACATCAATTGGGTAATGCCTGGATTTAGATCAGGTAGTAATCATAATAATGTATCCGCTACTATATCAGTAAAGCCCGATGAATGGGATGATGTAGGGGATTGGATGTGGAGTAATCGTAATACATTCAATGGTCTATCTGTATTACCCTACGATGGAGGAAGTTATATCCAAGCTCCGTTTGAAGAAATAACAGAAGACGAATACAATGCTATGATGCAACACGTACATGGAATAGATATCACACAAGTAGTAGAACTTGATGACAGCACCGCACACACACAAGAGTTAGCATGTTTTGGTGGTGCATGTGAGATTCCTACCACAATTTGACACATGGTATAACTTATGCTATAATACAGTAGAGGATGAATCAAAAGGGATTCATCCTCTATTTTTACGCCTATGTATAGGCAGGAGACACAATGACACAATATACTCAAAACTTAAACGCCGGCGATACAATAACTGTAGCTGGTATAGGTTCAGGTACATTGAATGTAAATCAATCTGGTAACACAGCTATATTATCATTTATAGCCGCTCCAGAACCTACACCACAACCAAGTGGAAGTACCAGCGGTATATGGATATCACAAGCGGAAATAGCAAACTTACCTATGTCTGGTAGAGCATGGGATAACTTAAAAGCTAAAGCAGTAGGTTCATGGGGAACTGCTAACTTAAAGGACTTGAATAGTAATCATGACGTATTAACATTAGCTGGCGCGTTATACTACGCACGAACACATGATAGCGCTATGAGAACTAAAGTAGCTACAGCAATCATGTCATGTATAGGAACAGAAGTAGGCGGTAGATCATTAGAACCATCTCGTAATATTGTATCTTATGTAATCAGCGCCGATCTTATTTCTCTAGAAACATATAACGCTGCTGATAATACAAGATTCAAGGATTGGTTAGCACGTGTACGTAATGAAACACTAGACGGTAAAACCATTATTAGCACACATGAAGATAGACCTAATAATTGGGGTACTCATGCAGGTGCTACAAGAGTAGCTATAGCACGTTATATCAATGACACTGTTGATCTTGATAAAGCAGCTACAGTATTCAAGGGATGGCTAGGAGATAGAGCGGCATATCATGGTTTCGATTACGGTGATTTATCATGGCAAAGCGACCGTGCTAATCCAGTAGGTATTAATCCTACAAATGCTACAATACAAGGGCATAATGTAGATGGTGTATTACCTGATGATCAACGTCGTGGAGGGTCATTTACATGGCCGGCACCAAAAGAAAACTATGTTTGGGAAGCATTACAAGGCGCATCAGTACAAGCGCAACTATTATCACGCGCTGGATATGATGTATGGAACTGGAGTAATAAAGCACTATTACGTGCGGTGACATGGCTATACACAGTGAATAGTTATCCTCCTACTGGAGATGACGTGTATATCCCATGGATAATCAACAAAGCATACAGTACAAGTTTTGCGACCGTTACACCAGTAGCTATAGGTAAAAACATGTCATGGACGGATTGGACGCACGCATAGAACAGGAAACAACATGTGTATATTCTTATCAGTATCTATAACTTTAGGAATACTGATAACATACAAAGTATTAGAGAGTATAGGTAACTAAAGGTAGAGTGTCGTACTTATTATGTAGTGCGGCACTCTTTTTTATGGAGAAATAAAATGCCCCCACGTAAAACACCAGTAATAAATGAAGAATTCAATACCATATTAGCAGAGTATCGCTTGAAGTATAATGTAGAACAGTTAGATAGTCCAAACGACTTAGCTAACCTCCATACAATGATCCGTAATCAAATCCTGATATCGAAACTACAGGCGCAACTCGATACACTAACACAAAACATAGATGACTTTGATCCTACACAGATAAAGAAAATCCTTGATAGTATCGTAGCATTATCAGAGACAAATATTAACTATGAGCGAACATTAGGTATTGACCGTAAGACACGTAAGCAGACTGATAGTGAGAATGTAGCAGACTATCTTACTGGATTAAAGCAACGTGGTAAAGAATGGTTAGATGAGCGTATTATAAAAGTACGTTGTGAAGTATGTAATATACTTGTAGGTAGAATAAGTGGCGTCTATGATACAACTTTCTATGAAGGAAGATTTCAATGTCCACAATGCAAGAAACAAATAACAATAAAAAGAGAAGAACAGGATGTATTTTTTGATGTAAAGGATGCTAACTGGAGAAGAAAATACCCAATAGAGATTGAGGCAGCAAAAAGAACACGCGCCCCTGATACAAGTAGCATAGAGGATGATATTATCCTTGGAGATGGAGAGGAATAACATGTCATTAAAACAGAAACTTGACGATGAAGAAATGGCTTTACTTGAGATATTAGAAGATGAAGTATGGTTAGGTGAATTCTTACATAGTACATCAGATGGAGAAGTTGACACAGATTTATGGCCCATGGAACAATGGAGTTATAGAGATTACCAGCGGCAATTTCTTTCTGATAAATCAGAATTCATCCTTTACACAGGTGGTAGAGCTATCGGTAAATGTAGTCCATCTGGTAGCAGAGTATACACAACAGAAGGATATCTTACATTAGGAGAGTTAGCCAGAAAGAAATACTTCATTACCTATGCGTTAGATAATGATTTAAGTATAGTACAACGTCGAGCAGTAGCCATTAGAGATAAACTTGCCGCTGCATATACCATAGTAACAGAAAGTGGACATACCTTTGTAGGCACAGATAAACATCCAATATTAACGCCGGGGAAGATATTCAAACCAATGGCTTTATTAGATGTAGGAGACTCTGTAGCAGTAGCCACAAGACTACCGCATGAAAGTACATTATCTGCGTTACAATGGCATGAGTTACGATTACTTGGATATGTGTTTCTACGAAACGGTAAAGGCAAATTCAGACCAGAACAAAAGATATCGCCGCGCTATAAAAAGATTGGTGCAGAGTTAGAGTCTATAGCAGATAGTATGTTACTTATCTGGCATAAAGACTTTGATGGTAACATTTCAATGCATAGACCTAAAGGCCCATTTAAACATCCTGCAACAAGTCTCTTTGAACAATGTGGCATATACTTTGCATTGAAAATAAATGGTGTTGCTAAAGTACCGCAGATTATAAAAGCAGAGCGTTTGGAAAATATACAAGTCTTCTTAGAAGCAGTTTTCGCACAGTATGGAGAACTATCTACAAAAGAAATAGCCATAGATGTACCACATAGACAAATAGCAATGGACTTTCAAGAACTTTTACTACGGTTTGGTATAGAAAGTAGAATAATAACAACTACTGAAAAGTGGCGTGTAGAGTTACTTAACTATCGTGCTGTATATCGTTTCTGGAAAACATTCACTATTCCTGGCGTAGCTGTAGGTCAACTACCATTACCAGCGTCATCATTAGATATCAATGATCACTTACGTTTCGAGCGGATTGTACACAAGTATCAATCGCATGAAATAACAGATACATATGCTGTCTATGTTTATGACTTAGAGAACTATATTGGCGATAACTTCTATGTACATAACTCAGTTGTACTTGAAGATAAAATAGTCTATGATGTTGTTAATAGTCTTACTGAATTCCCTATTACACCGGAAATGGTATTAGTAACTGCTAATCAATCTCAGATGACGCCATTACAAAATAGACTTATCACACGATTTACATCGAGTAGATTCTTAAAGGATTACTTACGCAATCAGATTAATAAATCCACAGGTATTATGACCTTTCCAAGAAAGGGAAGACCGTTTATCTTTACTATGCGTATCGCTGGTAGTCGTGGTGAGAATAACATGGTAGGTTTACACGTACCTAAATTGATAGGTGATGAAATGCAGTTATTTCCATTACCAGCATGGACTCAGTTACAGCCTACATATAACTCATGGGAGCCTAAACGACAACAAGTACAAGCGGGTGTACCAAACGGACTTAGAAACAGTGTATTATATGTATTAGATATGCAGACACCAAAGTACAAGAAATATAGAATCCCCGCTCCTAATAATCCATTCTACACATATGAAAACTACTTAGATGATTTACGTAGATATGGTGGAGAAAGCGATGATAGATTTCAACAGCTTGTATTAGGGCGTCATGGAGCAGCAGCATTCCAAGTTATACCAAGAGAGAGTATAACCATTGAAACATATCCTTTTCATAACATGCGGTATAACAGCGCACATGTACTTAAAGGGTTGAAGTATGATGAAGTATTACAGCGGCCATTATTACCAAACGATATCACAAAAGTCGTTATTGCTATTGACCCAGGTTTTGTTGATCCTACGCTTATACAAGTATTAGGCAGAGATAAGAAAGGCATATGGCGTACATATGTACGATATCGATTAACACGTATTGATTTCAATGAGCAACAGAAAATCTTTGACTGGCTTGCAACATTCTACAACGCACATCTTATCTCTATCGATATAGGTGCCGGTGGTAATGGAGCAGCAATGATGCATAATCTTGTTAATGGTAATGAATACAAAGGTAAGTCATATGACAAGCGTATTGTGGGTATACAGTTTAAAGAGAATGTATTAGCAGGATATGATGCAGAGGGAGAAGAGTTATTCCAAGATTCTAAAGGTTACGCCGCTAATGACTTAGCGAAAACAATACAAGAGGGAAGATTAGTCTTTAGTGAAATCGATAATGAAGGCTTATCACAGATGGAACGTATAGCCAAGAAAAAGAATATGTCTGGTAGAGATCAATACTTTGTATTATCCGATAAGGGTAACGGTGTTGACGACGATGACCACATTTTTGCAAGCTATATTTGTTTTATACTTGGTGTTAGAGAAGAACCATTAGACCTTAATCTTAAAAAGCTTGGATTACCCAAAGGGGCGCACACGTAATGCCTCTGTAACGTCACAGGAGACACGGAGAGCGACGATAGCAGTAAATAGGTAGTCCAAGTATGGTGAGCCATTTTGAAGCCCTTAGAATGGCTCTCAGTTATTATATTTATTGGAGATAAAATGTCAGACGAGTCAAGAAGTATTATAGAGTTACGCACAATCAAAGCAGAGCTACAAAAGACAGCAGCAAGCAGAGATGAACTAGAGGCAAAACTAAAGCAGACACAACATGGTAGATTAGCAAGAGCTAGTTCCACCATTAGTATTGTCGCAGGATCAAATGAAGTGCCATTTGTAAATCAAGGGAAGAACATGCTTATCGGATATGTTGATCCCACAAATACAACAAAGCGCACATATCACGACACAATAAAGATTATTCGATGGTTTTACGAGAATGATCCTATAGCTGGAACAGTTATTAATCGTATGGCTGATATGAGCGTAACAACATTACGTAATAGAAGAAAGACAAAGAAGAATGAAAATGAAGTAGACGATGATGTACAAGCATTCTTTGATGCACTTGTAGAACAGCTACGACCATTCTTTAAGCTTGTTGCTTTAGAGTTTTTAGTACATGGTATGGCTATACCAGATTACACTACGATTAAACTTCGCGGGGATAAAATAAGTGAAAAGTTAGGTAGAAAGCGTTATACAACAATAGATCAAATATGGGTGCGTAATCCAGAACATATTGTATTAAAACGCCGTCCTACAGGAATGACAAGACAAGTATTCATTAAGATACCTAATGACGAAATAGCATTCATACAGAATAAAGGTATACGCACAGATGGTACAGAGGATAAAGAAGCTTATCAATACCTAGTGGATAACTTTCCTGCATATGTAGCAGCAGTAAAGAAAGGGCAAACATTATTTCCGCTCGATACAGCAAGACCAATACTACGTAAAGAAACATCATATAATGACTATCCTACGCCATACTTACAGAATGCATTATCAGCATTACAACATAAAGCATTCTTAAAGAGTATGGATAGAAGTATTGCAAGTAGAGCCATAGAAGCTATACGCCAGATTAAAGTAGGAGACAAAGACTTTCCTGCTGATCAAGGTGACATTGATGCTACTGAGGCTATGGTTACACAAAGTAGTAGTAGCGGCGAACGTATATTCAACTTGTTTACCAACCATACTGTAGAAATTGTATGGATATTTCCACCATTAGATGCATTACTTAATGAAGCTAAGTATGCTGAACCTAATTCGGATATCTTTCTTGGATTAGGATTCCCGCGTATTCTTACTGTAGGTGAAACTGCAAAGAGTAACGCGGCTGATAATAAAATAGCATCGATAGGGCCAAAAGCATCATTAGATGATTTAAGAGATGCAATCATTGAATGGTTAAAGAAGTTATACGCTGAACTAGCGGAAATCAATAACTTTAACCGTGTACCTGATCCTTACTTTAGTCCTATATCAACAACAGATGTAACAGCACTTATACAGTTTGCTATTCAAGCACAAGCAGCGGGTGCAATCAGTAAAGATACCGTAGCACAGCTATATGGTAGTGACTATGAAACGGAAGCTGGACAAATCGAAACAGAGCAAGAAATGGGTGTACTAAGTCCTACAGAACTAGCTACACAGCAGCAGCAAGAATTCCAGCAGAAGACAACACAACAGAACCAAGAGTTTACACAGCAGCAAAGTGATAAAGCACATCAGCAAAATCTTGAAACAATAAAAGCACAGCCTAAACCAGCAGCAGGTAAACCAGCACCAGCAAAATAAAGGGTAGATAATGAATATAGATTTCATATCATTTGATAAAACAAGACGTGGAATCGGTAACGGGTTTGATAGACGTACCAACAATATCAAACCCGCTTCTATTGTAGTCCACACAACAAACGGACGTAAAAACTCAAACTTTCTAAAAGAAGCAGCTTACATTTACGGAAGCAATAATATATCTTCACATTATCTTATAGGAAAAGATGGAAGTATTATACAGTTTTTATCGCCAGCATACAGAGCATGGCACGCAGGAGCAGTAAATGATAGCCGTTTCAACAACAATAATAGCATTGGCATTGAGTGTCATTATACGCCAGGAGAGGGTGCATGGACTACAGCTATGCATCATGCGCTCACAGAGCTAGTAAACTCACTAGACATTACATATAATATAAAGTCCCCGGAACTAATAGAGACACATAGACATGTAGCAATACCAGTAGGAAGAAAGATAGACCCTAGTGGATTTCCTGATGCTGAATTTTATGTATGGCGTAATCGACTCTTTATAACCGAAACAACACCAGCAGAAACAAAGTACAAAGTAATAGCTCCAGAAGTTTATGTACGTAAATCACCAGAAGTATTACCAAATAACATTGCAGGAAAGCTATACAAGGGTGATATATTTACTTCGGCGGCATTAAAAACAGATGAAGGTGGTAGTTCCTTTAGAGGTATAAATACTTGGGCGCATGTTACACATGGCAACAGTCAAGGTAAACCAGTAGATGGTCTTGGATTTGTCCACACGGCAAATCTAACCATCATTACAGAGTAACATGAAACAGATACAACAGCAAGATAATAGCCTTGTTATGAAAGTATGGTTATACATTAGTAAACCCTTTCAGATCACGAAAGTATTAGAAATACTTTATGCATTAGATTGGGTATGGTATGCTATTATTTCTCTTATACCTGATCGATTTATTAGCGGCGGTATATTTCCAGCATTACGAGATGTATTACCGAAAGGACTAATCATCAATGTATTGTTTCTTATAGCCGCTCTACACATTACTGCTCTATGGAAGAACGTTGTTTGGTTACGTAAGTTTAATCTTGTGTTTAATATAGCTATTTTGTTGTACTTATCATCAAACTATCTACTAACTTTTCCTATACCTGCTGGTGTAGGATATCTTATAATACTGATTGGAGTTAGTACTTTTGCATTCTGGCGCATGGACGAGTCACACTAATACAATAACGTAGGTAATACATAACATGGAGCTATATTTACCCAGTATCATATCCTTAGTAGGGGTTATACTTACAATAAGTGTAAGCTTCTGGTTAGGGTTAGCGAAACAACGCACAGACAATAAAACATTAGGTAATAGTGTAGAAGTCAATCTACGAGATGATTTGATTGCAATGCAAACTGAAAAAAACAGACAGCTTGAACTAAAAGATAAACAAATCTTAGATCGTGATGAAAGACTTGAAAGAAGAGATAAACAACTATCAGACGCACACCAAGTTATCTTCGTACAGTTAGAAAAAATAGCTGAATTGAATATAACAATAAAGAAGTTACAGAGTGAAGTTCAAGAACTACGAACTGAGTTAGAGAAGTTTAATCGTAGAGTTTATTACATACCAAGAGAAACAGGAGAGAGAAGAAATGAATCTGACGAGTAATGATGCTAAATACCTATTAGCAGGTTTTGGGGTGCTTATCCCCATCGTTATTGCATGGCTACCTACAATCAAAATAGCCGACTATCTTAAGTTCGCAATCGTTGCACTTATGAGTATTATTGGTGGCTATCTTACTGTACTTGCTACAGATCAGTTAGTTAATGGCGGTTCGTTAGTACAAAATGCCGCATTAGTATTCACAGCATCTCAAATCTTCTATTATGGTGCATTCAGAGTACTAGGGCTTGAAAGAGTCCTATTCCCACAACAGGCTTTAGCTACAGAAGCTAAGGAACAGGCGAAACAAGCTACACCGGATGTCTCTAGCACGAAGGCTAAGGACATTCTTGATCCTGCTACGTCTGCTACCTTAGAGGTTTCAACAGAGGTTGTTAATAAGTAGCTTATATCGCGTTGTAATGCCCCATAGTACATAGACGTATTATGGGGCTTCTATTTTTGTACGTAAAAATACGTAGATAGACATACATCTAAAGTCCTATAGACTCTCCATTTAAGGCGTGGTACTATACGTACACCAAAGGACAGTACGGTACAGAGAAGTTAGATACCTTGGAAAACAGACAAGCTATACATAGTATCTATGCATTGCGCTGATGCTATTGACGCCTAGACACCATAGAGGGTAATGCAACAGATAATCTAACTTCTCAAAATCGGCACTTGACAGATATAGAAAGGTATGATAGTATGAACCTTACAAAAGTAGTACAGGCTATTGCTTGGGGATTGTTTTTGGTAGTGTTAGCATTGATGTTTTACGCTTGTCACGACATAGCAGTAAATGGCCCTTATAATCCTGATTGTGGAAAAGGATATTTTTATAGTTATGAGGAAAGGGCTTGTATCCCAGGATTTAGACCATAGAAAACTGGTGCTTGACAAACTGATAAAGGTATGATATAGTGACTACATAGCGACGGGGATTAGGGAAGTGGCTGTTCCCATCTGTCTCATAAACAGAAGATCATCAGTTCAAATCTGATATCCCCCACCAATGGAAATAACTTGTGCGGTAGTAATATCTAATGGTTAAACCTTATTACAGAGAGTAACCGAATGGTGAATGTCAAGAATATAAGGGCGCAAGTTATTTTCTACCATAGACACTTGACAGCAATCACAACAAATTTTTTATTTCAAAAAAAAAACAAAACAGTGTCTAGGCAAAAACATTAAAAGAAAGGGATACTACAGATGGTGACTATGTTCCTTGTAGGGCTAGGAGTAATGGTATTTATTGATTTCGTGCGCTGGATAAATAGTGATGCTTGGAATAAACCACATTTAGTTGATTGGATATTACAATCTATTATTGGTAATGCTATTTGGATACTTATATTGACTATTGTTGCTAAGTTAGTTCTATGGGTGTTTAGTTAGTCGGTATGGGGCATTCTTGGGGTCGATTGCTTGTAAGCCTCGCAAGAGAACAAGTAAGAGAGCGGTTCGAATCCGCTATGCTCCACCAGCGAATATTGTAGGTATACTGAACTTCTCTAAGTGAACCTTCTATACGTTATCGAAACCGTTTGTGTAAGGATGTAAACGGAACGGCAAATATTCTGTATAGGAGTGAAAATGATGTATAACTACACTTATCTTTATCAGCGATAGCGTAGATACACGTAGCACTGTATTGAATAACGAGGCGTTGATGTACGCCTACATACGAAAGTATGAGACTATTGCACGTAAGATATATGTGTACACGGCACAGTAGGAGCGGTGCGGCTGTCTGTAAAACAGTTTCCCAAAAGGAATAATGGGTTCGAATCCCTTAGTACACACCATAGTAAGTTTGTTGTATAATCCTACGTATGAACAACATTGTTATGGATGGGTTAGATTTAGTTCGTGACTTGTATTCTTTAGTAGAATGGAGGTAACGCCTATGAAGGATGTATTATATGAGCGTAATATAGTAGTGTATAACTCTATACCTTAGCTGCATATAAACGTAAATCCTTATAATACTATTATTTATTATTTGGTTTATCTTTATTACTCATTTATAACGCGGCGATTATTCCCTTGTTGCTGACGGCAAATATCTATCCTACCGTGATAGTAAGGAGTCTGGTGGTAATCACTATAATCGCCGCAACTCGTACAATAGCATACTGGATGAAGTGTAATGGCCGCACCCGTCGTTTGGGGCGATGTAGAGGGGTTCAATTCCCACATCTAGTACCATACTTGACTATTGACACAAAGGTTTCTAGGTTACTCACCATATAAGAAACTATACAAACATAAAGGGATCAATAGCAGGTTACTAAATATAGCCGTTATGCGGAATGAGTGTAGCGGCTATTATAATGCGTGTTTCGTATAATGGCAGTACAAATGCCTCCAAAACATTTAGCAAGGGTTCGATTCCTTTAACACGCGCCATTTGTTTTATTTGATGCTAACAGCAATATAAAGCCACGAAGTACACGAATGTGTATCTTGTAAGCTAAAAAAGCATCTAGTCTATCATAAGATAGAAAGGAAGAATGATCATGGGAAACTTAATCGATGCAATGCGTAAGGAAGATAACTTGGCTTTTACTGCTAATGGTGCAGTAAGTAACGCTAGTTCATTGCGGGATGTATTGGATTACTTTGCTACAGCAGCAGCTCGTAGAGGATTGGATAATACTACGAACTTTGCTAAGGCATATGCAGAGGATAGAATTCGTGCAGTACAAGCCGCATTCTATATTCGTGATACTCGTGGTGGACAGGGAGAGCGAGATACTTTCCTACAGGCGTTGGCATATCTATTTCGTAATGACCGTAAGGTTTTCGATGTAGTTGTACCGCTTGTACCTATCTATGGACGATGGAAGGATATTATTACGTTCATTGATAGTCCTGTTGTAGTAGGTCTTGTAAAGGATCAGCTACGCCGTGATAGTGATAGCGAACATCCATCATTGCTAGGTAAGTGGATGCCAAGCATTAGCACCAGTTCAAAAGCTACTGTAAAGCTGGCTGAGAAGTGGGCTAAGAAGCTAGGATTAACGGCACGTAAGTACCGTCTAATGACTACTTCACTACGCGCGCGTATCGGTATTGTAGAAGCTCTTATGAGTGCAGGTAACTTTGATGAGATTGATTACGGTCATGTACCATCAAATGCTGGCTTGCGTTATCGTAAGGCATTCTTTAAGCGAGATGCAGAACGTTACAAGGCATTCATTGACGCCGTAAACGCTGGTGAAAAGACGATCAATGCTGGTGTATTGTACCCATATGAACTTACAAGTAAGTATACTGGAAACAATAGCTACAACGCTCGTATTGACCAGACAGTAGAAGCATTGTGGAAGAACCTACCAAACTATGCAAAAACCAAGCGTAACGCACTTGTTATTGCAGATGTTAGTGGTTCTATGTACAATGGCTCTATAAAGAATATTGCGCCGATTGATATTTGTATTAGTCTTGCTTTGTATATTGCAGAGCGTAATGAAGGTGTATTCAAGGATCACTTCATTACTTTCAGCAGTAGACCAGCATTACAGCGTATTCTTGGCCGCACACTATTTGATCGCGTAAAGCAGTTGAATAGTGCAGATTGGGGAGGTAGTACAAATCTACAAGCATCACTACAGCTTATTCTTGATAGTGCTGTACGCGGTAAGGTATCACAGGCAGAAATGCCAGAGGTATTGATTATCGTAAGTGACATGCAGTTCAATAGTACGGTAACTGGAATGTCAAACCTAAATGAAATGAAGCTACGCTTCGCTTCTAAGGGTTATGAGCTTCCAAAGATCGTATTTTGGAATGTAAACGCAAGTAGAGGAAAGGATCAGCCAGCACTATACGATGACAAAGGTGTGCTTATGGTAGCTGGAGCAAGCCCTTCTATCTTCGAAGCGGTTATCAATACGGAAGCAATGACGCCATACGATATGATGATCGACGTACTTGACAAGCCACGTTACGCCGCTGTAGCAGAGGCTATGTCAGAGGTATAAAATAATAAGGCGGGGTTCAAAAGTTGGTGATGTGATATGAAGTAATGATATTTTACTCTTTCGGGGGAAGCATTACATGTAACATAAATATCGCCCCGCCTTATACATTGCTGGTTATTATAACAGGTCGTAAGCGATGCTCTGAACATCGAGAATATTGGTTCGAATCCAATGCCAGCAGCCATTGTATAATGCCTCTGTAGCTTCACAGGAAGCGATTTAAGAGGCGATAGAAACAATCCTGATAGAATATACGTTTAGGCTAAAACAACAGCTTAGAAAGGCTCTGGTGAATAAATATGAATAGTACCGTATTATACTTTACACAGGAACGTTATGATTACTACGTTTTAGGTAATGTAGTCATACATAATAGTAGACCTATTCGAGTAACTAGTAAAGCGTTACGTCCTGAGTTTGG